TTTAATGGCACGACAGCTCTGCAGGACTCTGCGATAATTGCTCTTGATAGTGGTAGCGTTGGAATAGGAACAAATGCGCCGACGTCTATGCTTCAGGTGGATCATTCCGGAGGTGCAGATGTAGATATATTAACGCTGGATAATAACAGGAATACTGCGTTAGATAAGTGGGGAATTAAATTTCAAGATTCGTTTAGGACACGAGCTAGGATTCAAGCGGTTAACTTAAACACGGGCAACGCAAGAGCGGGGCTAGCTTTTGAGGTGGGTTTTTCTACTGATACGGTAGAGAGGATGAGGATAAATGACAACGGTAATGTTGGAATAGGAACAGATAATCCTTCTGTCAATTTAGAGATTTATGGATCTGGCCATGATAACGCTACATTAAAAATAACAAATGCTGCTAACTCAAACGCTAGACTATTATTGAATTCTGGCCACGGGAATTGGAGTGTTTGTAATTCGGATACTGTGGGTGACGCCTTGGAGTTTAGGGATGAAAGTGCGGCTAGTACCCGCATGATGATAAATTCTGCAGGTAATGTTGGTGTAGGAACAGATAATCCCGGAGCTAGGCTGTATGTTAATGGGGATGCAATATTTGCAAACAATGGTTCTAATATTAACATAAAAAACACTTGGTCCAGCGGCAACCATGATATTAATTTTATTGGTGGTAGTAGCGCGGGAGGATCAGCAAATAATACAGCCGCAAGAATTAGATGTTTAGCTACCGCCCCCGGTGGCGCGGCTACGGGCAGTCTTACCTTTACGGTTAACTCCGGGGATACTTTTGTAGACGCTTTATACATTAAAGAAGACGGAAACATAGGTATAGGTACGCCAACTCCTACAGTTGGGAACCTGCAATTAAGAAACAGTAGTGTTTCTATATTAGCGTTAACGAGGACAAACGGCAATGCAGGTGCTTCTCTTGGTATTATTCGTTTTGGTAATACTGACATTGATTCTAATTTGGCGAATATTGTTGGTTACCAAGACGGCACGAGTGACAGCGCGGCCATAGCTTTCCAAACACAGGCTACTGGCGCAGCTACCGCTACCCGAATGACTATTAGGTCTGGCGGTAATATCGGTATAGGAACAGCAGCTCCTGCCGCTCACCTTCATGTCAGTAAAGCTTCCGGCACTACAACCGTATTAACTCAAGTAGCCGCAAATTCTACTGTAGGCTTTGAAATTAAGAAAACGGGTTCGACTACTCAACATTGGAAGATTGTTGATGGGCAGACTGCAAATGGAACTTTAGAGTTTTACGACGCCACAAATTCTGCAACCAGAATGGCTATCACTGGTAGCGGCAGTGTTGGCTTAAACAAAACCCCCAATAGTCAATATAACCTAGACATTGAGGGGCAAATGTTGCTCGGTGGCCACATGAATTTTAAAGCCACTAACAGTCTTCAAGGTATTGGCTTCAACCGAAACGTCCATACGGGAGCTATATACAGCTCTAGTTACTATGCGTACCAGCTACACTCTAATGCTAATAATTTTGAGCTACAGAGATACAACGGGTCAGGTACGTTTTTGGGTTATGGATTAGTTTGCACTGCAACTGGCAATGTAGGAATTAATACAAATGCTCCAGCCGCAAGACTAGAATCCTATATAACAAGTGGCGGAGAAAAGGGACTACGCCTAAACAGTAATTTTTCAGGAGGTAATGCAGTTGATTTTATTCCTGCTATTGCTGGGGTCTCAAACGCAGGATTCAGTATTGACTTAGCTGGGACTAATAGATTCACTATAAATGGCAGTGGCAATGTTGGTATAGGAACGAATAATGGCGTACAAAAGCTTCACCTCCAATCAGCCACATGTATTGTTCGTGTAGTATCAACTACCGCAAATGCAAACGCTTCTATATGGTTTAATTCTAACGTAGGTGGAACAAACGCAGATAGATGGGAAATCGGTACAAATATATCTGCAGGCAGCTCTTTAGAAATTTACGACAGGCTTAACGGTGCGTCACGAATGGTCGTTAAGAATGACGGTAACGTTGGGATAGGAACAAATAATCCGGGTGGAAAATTACATGTTTACGGAGGCACTACAGCATTTACAAACTTATCTGACAATACTGACTCTATACAAATAACAAGAAATGCTTCTGTTCATACTCATCAAGATGCAAAGTTATTTATTTATGATAATAGTAATGCAGATTGGGCGCAAAAAATTGAACTGGGAACAGCTAGTTATGGCCTGAGAATTGGAGGCTGGACTGATTATGGTGTTGCTGTATATCAAAATACTAAAGGGCTCGTTTTCTCTACTAGAACAAACGAGACTGTAATTAATGATGGCGCTGCGGACTACGACTTTAGGGTCGAGGGAGATACTGATGATTATCTCTTGTTTACTGAAGGTAGCACTGACAGAGTCGCTATTTCTACGACAGCTCCCGCCGCTAAGCTCCACGTCGAAGGCGATTTTAAAGTCGGTACTACTAATAACGGTAACTGGATGGGTTATAAAGATGTAAGTTTAAATGGAAATACCTATACCACAGCCCTTACAATTAATCTAAACAACCATACCGGCTGTTATGTGAAGTTATTCTTAAGCGGCGATTGGAGCAGTCATAGCGCTGTAGCATTTGTCGGCGAATACTTTGTGCAAAATGGAAGTGACGGATATGCAGAGCCCGGAACAGTGATAAGTGAATTTGACAATACTAATACCGATTCAATTGAATCGAAAATAGTAGACCCAAGTAGTGATACGTTTACTATACAATTAAAATTAAGCACCGCTGCTAACGGTACGTTGGCTGGTAAACTAAGTTACCACGTAATGGGAATGGCAACGGCAGTATCATAAGGATTTATAATGGCAGATAAAACTATACCAGCATTAAAGATTTTAAGAGGTAAGGTTGGGGTAAATACCGCAACGCCTAGTCAGCAGTTACATGTTAACGGGGAAGCATATATTTTTACAGGCTCAACAAGTGTCCGTACTTTAAGCGGTATATTTAAGGCTGACACTATAGAAAACAGTGCTGGTGCATCTAACCTAAAACTCCAAACTGAATCTGGCGGCAATAAACATATTGAGATAACTCCTAACGGTACAGGTAATGTTGGTATAAACACAAATGCTCCCGGCGCAAAGCTACACGTAGCTGGATCAGCAATATTTAGCGGGGCAAATTCTTGGGCGGGGAACGACACTCAGACTTGTGCGATATATTTAAATAATACTGGGCGTGGGCTATACGGGAATTTTTCCAACTACGCAAGAAACCTAGTCAAAGCTAGCTCTAACTACGTTGAAGTAGGGCAGAACTCGACTTTAGTATATGGAGTAAAATTTATAGTAGGTTCTAACGCACCTAACGGATTCATGTTCCAGAGTAACATTGGTGGAACAATGACCACTCATATGAGTATAAGGGGCAATAATGGATCAGTTGGAATAGGTACAGCAAGTCCGGGGTCGCTACTTACTATTAGTGGTAATTCAGATGATGGCGATAACGCTTGCGCATTAAGGATTATTGACGAAGACGATACCGGTGGAAGTAAGCTACCAGCTATTATGTTTTATGGCGGTAGTACAATACAAGGGCGTATTCGGGGGGGAGATGGTACTTTTGCAATAGCGGTTGGAAGTAGTCCAAGTACTGCTCTCTCAATAGATACCACTAGTAGGAAGTTAACATTGGGTAGTTATGGTAGCGGAACTCATACAGGAACTGCGACTTATAAATTATCAGTCAATTCAAACGGCGATATTATCGAAACTGCAATCGGAGCTGGAGCAGTAGATGGTTCAGGTACGGCGAATTATGTAACTAAGTGGACTGATGGGGACACGATTGGTAACTCTAGTATCTTTGATAATGGCAACGTTGGAATAGGAACAAATGATCCCGCATACAAATTAGAGGTCAAAGCTTCAGTTACTGGCAATTGGCTTTCAACGATATATAACACGGCTACCAGTGGGAACTCAGGTGGGCTGCTGGTGCGAATGGATGAGCCCGGAAGTACGGGTAAAGCTTTTGGGGTTTATGCAAATGGGGGATATAAGTTTACAGTCGAGCCAGACGGTGAGGTTCAGATAGTGAGCGGCTCGGCTTATACTACTCATTTAAATTACCAAAACTCAGGTACTCACTACATAACTATGGCTAATGGTGGGGCTACTTACTTTAGGGGCTCTAGCAACAGTATAACTACCATGACTGTTTTGGGAACTGGTAGCGTTGGTATAGGTGGTACCCCTTCTGCGGCTTTAGATCTTTTCGCGGCAAATGCGTCTAGTGTCGCTATTAGGATTGTTGGGGGGAATAAATTCCAATTTTTAAATGCATCTTCTAATACTAACGCTAATATATATAATAGTGGCGCATCAGGAGCAGCTGAACTAGCTTTTCAAATTGCGGGAGTCACTAAGGTAACGATAGATAATAGCGGTAATGTTGGTATAGGCACAGACTCTCCATTAGCTAATCTGATGGTTGGCGCTGGTGCTCGAAACGCAGGAGCGGCAGTGCAGAATCAAGCTGGATATTTTAGCGGGACTAAATCTGCATTTGCGGGCTCTGGAAATAAAGGACTGTGGCAAGGACAGCTCCATGTTGCAGATGATTCAGCTTTAGCTGCCGGTATTGGTGGCGCAATTACATTTGGTGCGACACAAGATAATACTAACGGAACCTATTTAGCCTCTATTGAGGGATCAAGAGATAATGCGACTAGCGGACAATATGGCGCAAGCATGATCTTCAGGACCAGAACTAATGGAAGTGCGGTAATGGGAGCGCACATGGTTATTAATTCTGTTGGTAGTGTTGGTATAGGGACGGCAAGTCCCAGCGGGACTTATACAAAGCTCCATGTGGTTGGCACTACATTTATAGACGCCACAGAAACAACAGGGGGGCTGACTGTAAAGGCTACCAGTAATGCCAACATCACACTTCAGGCTGCACAAAACACAGTGTACAACGCAGTCCTAGCTGCTCATTACAATTGGACAACCCCAATGACGTTGAGCGGCTATGGGGCAACTGTATTGGCGATGAACTCAGGGATACAAAAAACATTGCTGTATGCCAACAACGCCGAGCAAATAAGAATAACTGCTACTGGCGCTGGAATAGGATTGGGGGGTTCTGACCCTACTGAAAAACTTCAGGTAGGTGGCAATGCAAAAATAGAAGGTATGTTGACGGGAATTCTTAATAGTTCTTCCTCAATAATTCATAATTTTATTTTAGACACTAAAGGAGAAGACGCTCCAGTAATTAATCATCAGCTAAATAATGATCTAGCATTGCTTAGAGTTAAAGGTAACACGGTTACATATAGTGGTCTTTCGTCTAATCCCGGGGATAGTGAAACAGACAGATTCTTTGAGGCTAATTCATATTTTGGCGACGTACTTGCAAGCGAAATCAGCAACGCTAGCACGGGGTTCACTATTACTTTAGACTCATTACCTAGAAATCTAACTTATACTACAAGAGTAGGAATTAGTTTTGCTACTCCTAGCTGGAGATGTTCTTACGTTAAAATTGAGGTCTACAGGGCTGGAGGATGGAACACTATTAAAGAGGAAACAAATAATACGAAGGCAACAGTCTACCAGTACTATAATACAAGTTCATCTGCGATCACTAAGATACGCTATACCTTAAAAACTCCCGTCACAACAAGCCTTCGAATCGTGTCGTTATTTGCTTTTAATTATAACTCAACTGGAGCAACTGGATATTATTTAAGTCAAGCGGGAGGAAGCGTTTATGGTAGCGTTGGAATAGGTACTGCAAGTCCGGGATATCCCCTACAAGTTTATTACGCGGGAGGCGCGGCTATTGGACTTCAGGTTAAAGGAACTGGTAATAGATCTAAATTAGTAGTAAGCGATAACGATACAAGTGCTTATGTTATCGCAGAAGACTCTTACGCTTCTTATGGGAGAAACGATTCATTAACCGCTAATAATTTAAATATAAATTCAGGTGGCAGTGTTGGCATAAAGACCACAGGCCCTGTTGCAAAATTGGATGTCAGAGGCGACCTAATCGTTGATGCGACCAATAATAATTACGGAGGCGTCAGGATTCATGACGACTCAAGTGGAGACTATAATGTTTACCTTGACATGGGGCGGAATCAAGGCAACACCCGATTTCACATAAGGAATGCTGGTAGAACTGCCGGAACGACGACTTGGGCTTCGGGAAATGATGTTGCTGTTTTTTCTGCGGCTAAGTGTTGGATACCAAATGCTAGTGTTGGTATAGGGACAGATAGTCCACTAGAAAAATTAGATGTTGTTGGAAAACAAAGAATCACTCAAAACATTGTTTCTAACGCTACGTATCAGATGCTAGCTTTTGGAAGCAACCGAAGTATAAATGATTACGGTGGATTAAATAAAGATTATTGGAGAATAAAGGTAGTTACTCCCGGTGCTAGCACCACAGGAGAAGGGTCTGCTCACGGTTATGGAGACCTCGTATTCTCAGGCGTGACTGGTAGTAATACAACTTATCTTAATCGTTTTGTAATTCGTGCCAGTGGTAATATTGGTATAGGAACAAACGTTCCCAGTGCTAAATTACATATCCAAAGCGACGGATCACATGACGAAGGGGCAGAAATAGTATTAAGACATTCTAATAACAATACCACCGATGTTGTTTCGACAATATCATTTCAGAATAACGGTGGTCAGGTAGCAATGATGCAAGCCGGGACTACAGGCGCTAATAATACTGGTTATATTTCATTCTTCACAGACAGCACCGGGACGTCGGGAGAAAGAATGCGTATCCAAGGCAATGGTTTCGTCGGAATAGGTACAGCCACAGCTTACTCCCCTTTGCAGGTTTATAGTTCAGAAGACCAAAAAATATTATTAAGCGGTTCGGCTAATCCATATATTCGTTGGCAAAACGGCGGCTCTAATCGCGCTTATATTCAATGGATTGAAGGTCAATCTGCACTGACGTTTGTCAATGCCTTAGGTGACAATTATGATTTTCTTACTCATGATAGTACAGGAGCACTAGCTCTGAGGTTAAAGGGTAATGACAGCGATATTTGGGGTTACGTTTACGCATATGAAGGTAATAGTGCAGCTCATGAAGTAGGGTTTTTAGATGGAGACGGATATTGGGCGGCTCGACACATAAAAAATACCTCTTGGGACTTTAGAATTAATAATAGCTCCAAGATGACGATCAACAACCTCGGAACTGTTGCGATTGGGGGTACCACTCTGCTAACAAATGAGGGGATAATACTAAATCGTAGTGGTGGAACGGGATACCTTGCCTTTTACGACGGAAGTGGGGGTGCTAAATGGAATATTCAAAGGAATTCTGGAGTAAGTAACTGCCTGAGAATTCATGCTTACAACAACACTAGTCAAGTTTTTAAAGTTACAAAAAACTATAACGACACAGATGGGTTCAACATACTTTTAGATTCTGGTAGTGTTGGCATGGGGACAAATTCTCCAAATAAAACATTAGAAGTCAGATATGTAAGCACTTCTACTAATGTAGCTCTAGAAGGTTTAAGTGGAGGTGGAGCGGGTAAGGGTTTGCTAATTTACAACACCCAAGAAAGTAATAATGTTTACGCTAATATAGACTTTAGAGCAAGAAATGCTGACGGAAGAATCGCTTATCAATATCAAGATGCTACAAATGTAGGAGATTTTCATTTTATAACTGATAATACTAACTCGCCTCAGAGCATGATGACTATCAAAAATGATGGTAAAATTGGTATAGGAACGACAAACCCTGCTACTAATTTGTATGTAGGTTCTGGCACGCAAGCTACTTCAAATATGCCGGGAATCAGTATAGGTAATGGTACAGGTACTTATTCTTTCTTTTCGGCAAGCGATCAGACTAAACAATTTATTGCAGGGGTTGACCATACTATAAGTTATACAAAATCAGGAAATTTGTCTAATCATGACCACGCAATTATAACAAATAATACTAATAGAATTTATGTCGAAGCTGGCGGTAATATTGGTATAGGAACAAATAATGCAACTAATAGGCTTGATATAAGAAGTGTGCAATCTGCTGGTGATAGTAACGGCTCAAATTTAGCGTCTATAACTTTAGAAACTTATAATAGTAACAGCCCTTCCCATGGATCTTATGTTAGATGTAAGAATTACGTAGGAGGAGGAGGTGGTCCCGATTGGAAAATAGGAGGTATGGAGGGGTATTGGACTACCAATAAGGTCGCCAGTATTGATTTCGTGACGGGTGATGACTGGTTGAGCCCCGGAAACAAAGATGAAGGAGAAATAGCATTTACTGTTTACAACAATACCGGTAGCGGTAGCACCGCGATAGAAGCTATGAGGATTCATCAGACCGGTAACATTGGAATAGGATCAACTAATCCGGGTTCTAAACTCACGGTAAATGGATCTTTCTCGGCTTCTTCCAAGTCTTTCTTAATTGACCACCCAACTAAAGAAAATAAAAAATTAGAACACGGCTGCTTAGAAGGTCCAGAATTTGGAGTTTACCATAGAGGAACAACTCAATCAAATACGATTACTTTGCCGGATTACTGGTCTGGCCTTGTGCGAGAAGACACGGTTACAGTTCAATTAACGCCAAGAGGAGGATTCCAGCATTTATATGTTGTTAGTACTTCATTGTCTCAAATTGTAATTGGAGCGGCGGATGGCGAAACAATTGACTGTTTCTACACAATTTATGGGGAAAGAGCTGATATAGATAGCCTCGTGGTTGAAAAAGATGTGTAATTTTAAAAAAGATGAAGATTGTAGACATAGCAGACGAACTGTTTAGAGAATTAGGAGAACCTTCAAGTATCTCTATACCCGCTATTTCTTTTTGGATTAGAAGCAATGTCGGCGAGCTAAATAACAGAATAAATACCACTTTTAAAATTTCGACGCAAGGAGCTGACGCTTACGAGTTTTCAGGCAGTTTTATAACGCCGGGAGACGAGCCTCAGGTTTTTAACGAAGGGAGTGGAGCTTTGGGGCTTTCTGTTGACTCTAACGAAGGCAAAACTTCTGATCCTGTAATAGTATCTATTCAGCCAGAAGAGGCTGCAATTTTAAAAAAAATGTACATAGTTCATTACTATGACAAACAAATAAGAAGCACGGTGGGCGCTGCGTCTACTGATCCTGTCGTTGAAGTTGCTTCCGACGGTTCTAGAGTTCGCAAGATTAACAAGAACGAACTCAGCAAAACTTATTTAGCCCTTAAGAGGGAAGAGTATATGGAGCTGACAGATTTAATTAATGCCTACAAATTAAGAAAATCTACTCCCGTCCAAGTAGCTGGAGATGATACAACTCGCGGGGAATATGCTACAAATAACAACGAACTTTTCCCGTACAATAGAATTATTTATTAATAATGGCATCTTTAATTCCAGAGGCAGCGAAAACAGCGTTCACTACAGCTCTGTCTGATCACTTTGACACTTTTAAAGCTACTATTACTGTCAATAAAGAGCCGCAAAGAACTGTTAGTTTAACCGCTGATCAAAATATATATGCAGGTTATGGAGCGCCAAAAACTCAGGTGACATATACTCCTGTTAGCCAATCTTTTAGCGCGATTGTAAACTATAAAGAGAACCAGCCCTTAGAGTATCAAGACGAATTAAAAGTCATGATTGAAAAAGGCGATGTTAGAATAAAAGTTGAAAAAGATTGTAAAGACTACATAGATAAAGGAAAAACAGAATCAATCGAAATAAATGGAAGCCTTTTTAATGTTGTAAGTTCTGACGGCGCTAGATTTTTTATTGGTCAGACTTATTATGTATATTATTTGGAGGCAACTACCTAATGCCTAGATCAAAAAAGCTTAATCTTAACGACCTTTTAAAAAAATATGATTTTAAAGGATCTAAGTCTTTACAAAGAGCGGCCTATAACGCCGCCGTTAAAAAAGCTGATAAAATAAGAAAAGAAGCTCTTTCTGAGCTGGATCAGCATGCAGTTACCAAAGAAATAGAAGCCGGACCGAATGCAATGGGTAGTAATTTACTTGGCGGAAGAGGAAGCCTTTTTGGTTTTTTAGGTTTTGATAAAGGCTCTCAGCCAGTGGAGATACTGAGGTCTGCTTTTGATAGAATGTTTACAGTTGATAGAAATCAAGGAGTATTGAAAAAAATTAGTGGGACGCGTTTTTCTTTAGAATATAGGATATCTAATGTGCCATCAATTACAGAGATATATGCTATGACTCCTTTGGCTTGGACGAGTAAAAGTTGGGTAAAGGGTGTAGAAAGAGGGATAACTAATTATACCAACACCGTTTTCAAAGATTCGGATAATAGTAGATCTGGGGTAGCTGTTCAGAGTAAACAAAAAATTAACTTTATAAAGTTTAATCCTACGCCTTACGTTAGTAAGATATTAGACAACGCTAGAAAGAAATTTAAATGAAGCCGCAATTTGACAACCAAGTAATGTCCAGCTTTTTGTTATGGTTTGATTATACCCTTTTAAGCAAGGGCGAAGCTTTCCAGAATACTACGGGTCAATTTTACAGTGTCTCGGATGATTACTATGGATATTATACTTACGCTAGTTCTTATTCTCAGTTTGTATCCGATGCTTCGATAACTGGCGCTACGATTCCAACAGGTCTTTATGCGGGAAATACTTTAGTTAACGTGGGTGAGGGTGGTAACAATGGGCTATACGCTATAGATTATGGAAACGGCAGGTCTTATTGGTCAGGCTCGCAATCTAGTGATGTTACTGGAAGCTTTGCTATAAAAGACTTTAATGTCTATTTAACAAGTAGGACTGAAGACGAAATATTATTCCAAACTCAATACACCAATAGAAATAAGATATCTTCAGTTGTTCCCACCGGTTTGGAACCGGATACTCGAACTTACCCTGTTGTATATTTAAAGCCGGATGGAAGCTCTAACGAACCTTTAGCTTTAGGCGGCATGGATGATACAAGGCTTAATGTTAGGGCTATAGTTATAGCTGATAGTCAATTTGACATAGATGCTATTGGCTCCCTTTTTAGAGATCAAAGGCAGCAAAACATAGCGCTTTTGGAGCCTTCTGAAATGCCTTTTAATCAATTTGGTTATTATAGAAACGATCAATATAACTATACCGGGATAGCAAACGGCAAAGGTCCTGATGGAAGAATTTTCATAGAAGACATAGATATTTCCCGTTTTGATCGCGTTTTAGAGAACGAAGTAAGGAAGTTTAATCCTAATGTTTACTCTACTTTAATAGATTTTGAGCTTAGTAAATTTAGATTTCCCCGACAATCTTAAAATAATTTCACTTTTGGGCATATTAAATGTAATTTAGGATAACAACAGGATTTTTTAAAATGGCTAGAAATAGAGTAATTTACCAAAGTCAGGCAGTTTATGCTAGCACCGCAGCGTTCGATGGTGATCTCACAGCGAACAGAACTATTAGCGGCTTACAAAGAGTGCAAAGCGCAAACTATTCCTTTAACATCGCTAGACAGGACGTCAATCAATTTGGTCAGTTAGCTGCAATTGACAGAATTATTACCGACGCCCCTACTGTGTCCTTTGATACTTCGTACTATGTGGCTAATTTCACTAACGAACGTACCCTAGGATTTACTATCGCTCCAAGCGGTGCATCGATATCGCAATTTAAATCTGCCGTAACTGACTTGATTAGTACTGGGGAAGTCGACTCTCAGAAAAATTACTTTATTCTTACTACCAAAGAGGGCACTGACGCTGTAGACGATCAAAATTCAGGAGATTACGAAAGTATAATTGGAATTGGAAATGGATTTATAACTTCTTATTCTACAGAAGCTTCTGTAGGTGGTCTTCCTACCGCTTCAGTTTCCGTCGAAGGGCAAAACATGAATTTTGTTAACTTGCCTTATACTGCACCGGGCAAAAACACTGGTACAACTGACGCAGCTGTCCCTGCTAATGGTTTTGTTACAGGTACTGCAGCGCAAGGAAATAGATTGATTTCTATATCTGGAGAAAGCCCAGCTGTTAATCCAACGAATGGCCAGAAAGTTAATAAACACATCAATCTTCCAGTGCCTAGTGGGAGCGCGCCGGGGTTGGGCCATCAGGCGACAGGGTTTAATGCAATTAGCACTCTACGCCCGGGAGATATTACTCTAACTCTAAGTAAAAAAGCCGGAGATCAAGTAAGTGGTATTTCTGAAGCCGCTCAAATAGCAGGGTTTCCTGATTACGCTGGCGCTTCTATAGCTAACTCTCACATTCAAAGCTTTAACTTAAGTTTTGATTTGAGTCGTTCGCCGATACAAAAACTTGGTAACCGTTTCGCTTTTGCTCGCGCAGTCGATTTCCCTGTTAATATTAGCTTGAGCATCGATGCTATTCTATCTGATCTTACATCAGGTTCTGTAGCAGATATCATTGATTGTGATGACGAGTTCGACGCTCAAATTAGCATGAGGGATCCGAAGTGCATTCCGGGAGTTGCTGACGAAGGGGCAGGAGATAAAATTATATGTAACTACTTCTTGAAAGGTTTGAAACTAGACAGTCAATCTTTTGCAGGAGGAATCGGAGATAATAAGAGCGTTACTCTTGACTTCACTTCTCAAATAGGAGGGCCTGAGCAATCTGGCCACGGTGTCTTTATGAGTGGATTCTATTCTCAAGGACTTACTCCTCAAACGAATGGAGTTTGGCCAGTATAAAGTTTAACTAAATTAATTGAGCCCCTCCTCGGAGGGGCTTTTTTTTGTATTTTTGTGTAATTATACATAAGATATAAGGTAAAAGGTATGTCTAAGGAAGAAGGGAAAGATAGGGATATTATTAATAATTTTTTCGCATTTCAAACTAGGCGAAAAGTTACTAACTTGTATAAGCAGTTCTTCTTTATTCTGGAAGATTTGAGCGCTGAGGGCATCAAAATACCAGAAGAAACACACCAACGAATCCGCAAAAGAATCCTCGATTTAGGAAACGATACAATCCGCGAACTAGAGGAATATTTTGAAAAATTTGTAGAATATAACAATAATAAACCAAAATGAAGCGTATATACGAATTTACTTTCGATAAGGAAGAAACTGTAAAAGAAGAGTCGGTAGAAAAGAAAAAAGACGGAACCGAAGTAACTACTTCGAAAGATGTTAAAAAGATGGTTCCTCATAAATTTTTTTTGCGTAGACCTACTCGCGCCATGACAGACGAAGCTGAATTATATTATGGCGTAAGATTAGCTGAAGGCATTAAAGCTGGCCTATTAACTCGAGCCCTACTTGAAAAACGGTTTGAAAACGACGGTGGAGTAAGAAGCGATGATGAAAATAAGCAGTATGCTGACATAGTAACTAAGCTCCAAGAGTTTCATAAAGAGCAAATAAAGATTTTAGAGATTGACGAGAAGAAAAGAACTCCTACCCAGAAAAAGAAATTAAAAGAACTTGAAAAGGAGATTAAACCTGCGCGTAGAGAGCTTCGAGATCTTCAGTTAATGGAGGACAATCTTTATGAGGAGACTGCTGAGAGTAGAGCGCGAAATAAAGTTATACTATGGTGGATGCTTCATTTAGCTCATCAAGACGAGGAAGGTAAGGAAACTCCATTTTTCGGAGATGGAGACTTAGATTCTAGATTTGAAAAATATGACGAAATAGACGAAGGCGAAGATACTTTTTCTATTATGGTGGCAAGAAAATTTGCGTACTACGTTAGCTTCTGGTTTGTTGGTAGACCTAACAGCCAAGAAGAGTTTCAAAGCATGATAGATATGGCGCTTAAATTGGACGAAGAAGAGTCCGCCTCCGAAGAAGAGCCTGATAAAAAAAAGGACTAAGTAAAGTTTTCGGCAAACCATTGTCGAAAATAGAAATATAATGGAAGACTCGGCGCTAAAAGTTATTTTTTCTGAGATTCTTCGAGGTTATACTTTAGTTGACAATGAAGACTTTGGTAAACTTAAGATAAAACACTTCAATAACTTCGATTCGGCCGAATTAGATATTAAGAATAGGTATTTTTATGAAAAAGCCTGTGAGCAGGGCTTGCCTACAAGAGAGGAAAAAATACAATATCTCTTAGATAATAATATTTGGGACGATAAGAAAAACAAGGAGATACTTAATTTAAAAACTATGATTGCGGGTTTAAAAAACTCGAAGTCTAAATTATTTCTTCAAGCCCATCTCGATGATATAAACAGGCAGCTAGAAGAGAACCAATTAAAGTTAAGCGAAAAAGAATTAAAAAAAGAAGAATTAATAGGTTTTTGCGCCGAAAACTATGCTCAACGCAGAATCAATGAGCATTATATGCAGAAAGCTATCTTGAATGAGCAAGGAGGGCAGCTTTTATCTAACGAAGATTTCGAAGAGCTTCATCAAGATCAATTAATGAGTCTAATTGCTACTTATAATAAGAATACTAAGAAATTTGGGTCTTCTAATTTAAAAAAAATATCTTTATCGGGTTTCTTTACAAACCTTTTTTATCTCTGTGAGAACAATGCTTATACTTTTTTTGGTAGGCCCTTGGTTGAATTAACCTTTTACCAAGTGGAGCTTTTTGGCTATGGAAGATATTACAAATCTTTAATGGAAAATTCCGAATCTCAAGTGCCTGAAGAGGTAAAAGAGAGCCCTGAAAAACTAGTAGAATGGTTTGAGTCTTCTAAGAATGCTAAAGAAGTCATAGATAAATCAAAATCAGCAGAAAAAGAGGGCTCTGCAACCTCTTTAGTTGGAGCTACAAAACAAGACTTAAAACGTTTAGGTTTAGATAACCCAAATGAGACTATAAGCCTTGCAAAAAAGGCCGCAGAAAAAGGTGGATCTTTAAGTATGGAAGATATGATGAAAATTCACGGAGTATAGTCAAAAATAGTGTAATTATACACTAGGAATATGGCTGCGGATAAAATAACGATAGATCTCGACTTAAACGCAAGGAAGGCTCAGCGTGAGGTAGCTGCACTTCAGAAAAAGATTGATGCCCTAGGAAGGAGTATGACCAAGGGTTTCGGTGGAATTGGGGGAGGGGGAAGTACAGATAAAGTTCGTGCGCTAGGCACTGGCCTTTCTAAAGCTACTGTAAGAGCAGATGAATTCACCAAGTCGTTAGAGGCTTCAAATGCACGTGTTATTGCGTTCGGAGCTTCTGCTGGATTGATTATGCAGGTGGACAAAGCTCTCAGGGCTATGGTCACTTCAGCAATACAGGTCGAAAAGGCCATGATGGACGTTAACGTCGTCATGAACGCCAATGCCAAGACCTTAGATCAATTTGGCAAAGGGATGTTTAAAGTAGCGAAGGAGACCGCCCAAGGGTTTGGTACCGTTGCAGAGGCAGCTACTGAATTAGCTCGTCAAGGTTTAGGGATGGAAAAAACCCTAACCCGAACAAAAGACGCCCTTATTCTTACTCGTCTGACTGGGATGAATGCAGCCGACGCTGTAAAATCATTAACCGCAGCAGTAAACTCATTTAATAAAGAAGGAGTAACCTCTGCTCAAGTAGTTAACAGAATGGCAAAAGTTGATGCTGCTTTTGCTGTCAGCTCGGAAGACTTAGCAAAATCTATAGCTCGTGTTGGTGCTTCCGCTCAATCCGCGGGAGTAAGTATGAATGAGTTGATGGCTATCACTACAGCAGTGCAGCAAAGGACTGCTCGTGGCGGTGCTGTGATTGGTAACGCATTTAAAACTATATTTACTCGTATTCAAAGGACTGACGTTCAGCAAAAATTAGAAAATATAGGTGTCGCTACTAGAGACATGAATGGAGAAATGCTCTCTGGTATTCAAGTTCTTCAAAACCTTGCTAAAAATTTCAATACTCTGACTAAATCTCAGCAGGCCTCTACTGCTGAAAGCGTAGCTGGTGTGTTTCAGGTAAACATCTTAAAATCTGCGTTAGGTGATTTAGCTCAACAAAATTCTGCTTACGCAGGAGCTTTGCGAGCTGCTAGTAGCGCTACTGATGAAGCATATCAGAAAAATGAAAAACTTAACCAAACTCTAGACGCTTTAGTAAACAGAACTTTGGCTAATTTAACCAAAGCTGGATCAAGTTTAGGTGGAGATCTTTTTGGGCCAGCTATTAACAATGCTCTTGGAGCTGTAAATGGAATTATAGAAGCTTTCGGCGAAGGGGGCAAATTAGAAAAGTTTGGGGAAGGCCTTGGTAAAGACATGTTGCAAGGCTTAGGTAAGTTCATTGGTGGACCCGGTTTAATATTAATTACTGCAGCTTTTGGAAAATTAGCTTTAAATTTAGGTAAGTTCGCCTCTACTGCGCTAAAAGACTTCATGGGCCTTAATGCGGCTGTTAAGCAAAGAGCAGCATTGGAGGACATGGTGATTAAAAAGCTCCAATCTGAACCTGCTTTAATATCACAAATAGCTACTGGAGAAAGAACTATAGCTTCCGTACAAAAAGATATCCTGAATACGATGAAGCTTCAGACTGCAGAAAGAGCCCAGCAAACTGTGTTGGCTAGACAGCTTGCGTCGGGAATGTATTCTGCCGGAGCACGAGTAACCCCAAGTGGATTTGGAGCTTTTGGTCGTGGTAGACCGGGTAGGGCTGAAGGCTATGTTCCTAACTTTGCTAATGCTGGGGCAGAGAGAGCGGCGGCAGCGGCGGGAGGCTACCGAGCAGGAGCCATAAGAACTATGAGTCAGCCGGGCGCTGGTACTATGATGTATAATTCTGCGGAAACAGTAAAGCAGTTTCCGGGAATGACTCAAAAAGCTATCATGCCTCCGCAAAACAGTCCAGCAGGGGCAGGTTATAAGGCAGCTTTTGGCGCTGCTCATGGATTTAATCCTTATGCAGCGGGAGGTTTTGTTCCTAATTTTGCTCCGCCTGCAATTTTTGCGCAAAGAGCCGCAACAATTCAAAGTCAACAATTTGGAATGAAAGGCGTTACGGGCTTAAGGGATCCAAAAACTGGACAGAAATCTGCGTCGGTTGAAGGCTCTATAACTCCAAAAAAACGGAAAGAAATATTAGCCGCAGGCGGACATTTAGCAACAAATAAAATTGCTATGCTAGTTCCTCACGGCAGAGGCCCTACTGGGATAGGTCATTCCGCAAAAGGTAAAAAACCTTTTCAAAATTTTAGCGCATCTTTCCCGGTTTACGAATGGAGTCCTGAAAGAGTTAGGTTAGAAGGTAAGAAAAAGGGGCAGATTGCAGACGCAAGCGAAATGATGCTGGATGCAGCGGTAGACATAACTAAGACCTTCGCTGCTAAAGTCAGGCCTCCATCGGACCCCAAAATAATAAAAAATGACAATACTAGATCTAGATTGCTTACGACAGGGGGAGGTAAAGGTGCGATAGACGGAGCGGCGGGAGCCGTCTTTGAGGCGGGAATGGCCTTAGCTTTAGGTATGCAGGCTGCAGCTCAAGACACTGGAAAAAATAGAGGAGACTTTGATTTGCGTCCAAGGCCTTTTGGCGGCAATGCTCCAACAAGCGCATGGGGGTCATCCATGAGTATGTTCGGGGGCAAATTTAGCATGGCTGATTTTAAGATAAGTGCTAGCGATAGTTCTACTACTAGCATGGTAAGTAAAATAGCTAAAGAATTAGTCTACAAAGGTCCCGGAGCACGTCTTATCCGCCATACACCGGGCACTAGAATGGGTAGCGGCGGAAGAATGTTAGGTACTGGTAAAGCTGGCGGCTTCATTCCTAATTTCTCTCCTTTGACTTCTGCTATAAGTAGAGAGATGGCGGCAGGAGTCCCTGCCTCTGCGATCAGAGTGGGTTCTAGCCCCGCTTTACGTTCTGCTGGTAACCCCGGCGGAGTGGGAGTTTACAATACTATACATGAACCAGCGGGACTAAACCAAGGGATTAATCGTTCTAAAGCTGCGGGAGTAGATCCTAAGACTCATGGAGTTCCAAACTTTGCTGCGGGCGCGGCAGTAGGTCTTGGTAGTAGGCTTTTAGGCGCGGGTAAAACAGCTGGGGGATTAGGGGGCATGATGGTTGGTTCGGCTATGTATAGTTCCGAGGGAGCTGTGACAAGAGTCTTAGGGTCCGGTGCTATGGGTGCGATAGGCGGTGTTCCCGGGGTCCTTGGGGGCCTTGCCATTGGGGCTCTCAGTGAAGGTATATCATTCCTTACTTCTTCAAGCGATGATGCTGCGGAAGCGATCAAGAAGCAGGTCGAAGCTCAAAATGAAGCTATTGCGAAATCAATGGAGTTAACTCAGTCATTTGCTAGTTTAGCTGAAGGGATGACTGCAACAGAGTTTACTACTAAAAAGGCAGCTATGTTAGAGGAGTTGGGGGTAAGGAAAGGGCAGTTGCCGGGTACGAATCCAATGTCTGGGACGCCTGAACTTCAGGCGCTAATAAGCGCAGGTCCTTCGGAGTTTAAAGCAGCGCAGCAGGCATATAACAAAAGATTAGGTGACAAAACTAAGCTCAACGCAGTTTTTGGGGAAGCTCAAATTGGGAATTTAGCCCAAGAGTCTGGGCAGGCTAAAATTAAGGAATACGAATCTTTTGTAAAAAACCAGCAGAGGCTTGCGGAACAAGGAAGTATAACCTATAATCAGGTTGAAAAAAACTTAGACAATGAAGCTGCTAGGGTTTTTGGTCTCAAAGACAGTCACAACGCTAGTATGAAAGTGAAAACTTTATCAGATGAAGTGTTAGGGGGTACAAGAACTTTATCAGGTACTGATTTCGGTAAACGTGCTGGTGAAGATTTTTTAGCGAGATTGACTAAGCAAAAAGGTTTTAGTCCGGAGTCAGTTTATGCTAGATTAGCTGCAGAGGGTATAGCTTTAGAAGATATAGTTGCTCCGTCCTTAGCTGGAGGCAAGCGGATGGATAGGACAATGGGGCAAGAGCAAATAGCTCGACTTTTAAATATAAGTGAAGGCGACTTAGACTCAAGTCAGTCGCCATTTTTTAAGCAATTAGCTGCTGATGTGAAATCTAAGACGGATGCAGGTATGTCTGTTCCTCAGGCTATAGAGGAAAGAAACCAAGCTGTAGCTCAGTACATGAACGTGATCATAGCTGGATTCAGTGACCAAGAAGCATACAATAAAGCTGTTAAGGAGAATACCGATCTAGAAGAAGAAGCTGCACAGAAAAAAAGCGCTTACTTACAAACCTTACTTGAAGCTATGAAGGCTCAAGAGTCATATAGACAAAAGGTACACGAGGCTGAAAGGGCTCTAGCTACACTGACTAGAGATGCCACGCAAAGCAGGGCTATGTTTGGGTTGGGCTCAGGCTTAAGAATAGCTCAAGCTGGCGCAAGGCAAAATTCTCTTGGGGTTGCCTCTGTAGTGAGAAGAGAAGCTATTAGCGCCGCCGAATTAGAGAGAGAAAATGCTGTAGGTATAGCTGATAAAGCTTTGGAGGTTGGTGTTATGCAAGGCTTGAAAGGAATGAACGCAGTTAAGTTTATTGAGGGTGGGGGGTTCGGTGGAGCTGAAGCAGCTAAGGCATTAGGGGCTTTCACGACCTTAAGAGAAAGTATACAAAAAGGGGACGATCAAGCGCAAATAGACAGGTTAATTGAGAGATTAGCTGGGATAAAGGGTATGAAGTTGGAAAAAGGGATTATGTTTGGAGAGGAGGGCGCTGCTAATCAAGTGGGCTTGGATCAACTCCAAAATATTATAGATACCCTTAGGAATTCACAAGAGAAATATAATAAAGCTATAGACGCAGCTACCGAAGGCGAAACAAATGCCAAAGCTATAGCTGAGGAACAGTTTAGAGTAACTAAAGAAAGTATAAAGCTGCAATATGAGCTAAATACAGCAAAAAGAGCAGAGCAAAGAGCAATAAAAGCTTCTTTAGCTTCTGCAGAGCTCGCAGAGGCTGAAGCTTTAATGAAATCTGGTAGATTGGGCACTCGAGGCAGAAACGCTGCTTTTTCCGCTTCCTTAGCTGCGGACATTGCCAATAGAGGGGTACAAAAGGGAGATATGGGTAGAGCTTTCCGGGCTGGTTTTATAAATGAGTTTGGCTCTAACCCCGTAGATGTACTAGAAGATTTTGAAAATGGCAGTCGTCAGGTAGCTCAAACCATGAAGTCATCTTTTGCGGACGCATTTCGCTCTATAGCTAGCGGTTCTGCTACTGCTGGCGAGGCTATCGCGATGATGGCCCAAAATGTTCTAGATTCTATTTCTCAAGTGTCTACTAACATGTTTTCTAGTATGCTATTCCAGCGAATGGGGATGGGAGGGATGGCTCAAGGTGGTTACGTTCCCGGCTATAATTCTGGCGGATTGATTGTCGGTGGGTCGGGTTACAAAGATGATGTGCCGATACACGCAACTGGCGGGGAATTTGTAATTAAAAAAGCAGCTGTAAATAAAATAGGCGTACCTACTTTAAATGCTATTAATGGAATGGCCAATGGGGGTATGTCAATGGGTAAAGTTGGTTTGATAGCGGCGGGAGCAAGTGCGGCTTCTGGTCTTCTCAGCTCAGCAATGCAGCCGGGCTCTCCTAGCCCAGCTCCTTCGCAAAATTACGGCTTCGGCCGTAGTAAGCACGGCTATTTAGGCGGAGCAGACCCTGACTCGCGAGGGCCAGATATGATAAGCGGAGGAGCGGGTAGAGCTAGCGTCTCTTTAAATAAAGCTTATGTATATTATCGCAGAGATCCTCAAACAGGACAATTAATAAGCGAAAGAGCTCGACCTACAGAGGGAAGATTTGAAGTAAGTGATAGATTATCTCTTTTGGGGAGGCTTGGAGATGACGACCCGCAAACTGCGAGGATGTTCCAAAAGGAAGAGGCGATGTCCAAGTACCAAGGGTACTTAGCACAGGAGACGGACAGAAGAAGAGCCGCAGTAAAAGCTGTAGAAAGGAAAAAGCGCGGGAACTTGATTCAAGCCTATGCAAACGCCGCTATGTTAATTGGTGGTGCGCATATGATGGGTAAATTTGCTGCCGCGGGGAATGCAGCGCCGCATCTGAGTGGCGTGACAGGAGAAGGTGCGGTGGCTGCTGCTGACGCTGCTAATGTAGCCTCTCAAATCAAAGCGACTGGCTCTATGTACGCGGGAACAAACCAAGGTGGTAAGGCTAACGGCGGCATAATAGCTACCACGGGCGGAGAGTACATGATGAGCGCTGAAGCAGTTAGGACTCATGGCATCAACTTCATGACAGAGCTTAATCGCGGTAATGTCCCCGGTTACGCTTCTGGCGGTTTAGTTGGCTCTGCTCCAGCAGCCAGTGGTGGCGGCATGGTTGGCGGCAGCACTACAAACAACGTTAGCATAAATGTAAATATAGATAAGGAAGGAAAAGCAACCGCCGAAGGATCTGCAACAAGTCAACAAGGTGGTCCATCAGAAAAGGATCAACAAGCTGAAATCAATGATAATAAAGAACTTGGTGAGGTTTTGCAGGGAGTTGTTTTACAAGAAATCGTAAGACAGCAACGTCCGGGAGGTTTGTTAAACAGAAGTACTACTGGAACGCCTTAAAAATTCATTTGTTCCATCCTAGTGAGTCTTTTATCTAATTCTTGCAGTTTATTTTCAATGATTATAACTGCTTCATTGTAGGTAGTTTGCGGGTCTATACTATTAGGCGGCAAAAGAGGTATACCGTTAACTGGCGAATAATCGAAAGTTATTTGACACATTTCGTTTTCAAAAGATTCGTCATCGTAATTCTTATTTAAAGATATTACTTGTTTGCTAACGATAAATTCTCCATTTACTACTCCTTTTGGCAGCGGATAAGTTAAGGTTATAACTGTTTCTTTGCCATCGCTTTCAACAAAAGAAAAATCTCTTTCGATTAAAGACGATTGAGAGGAATAGTCAAATTCTGTTTCAACTTTAACAGTATTCCCTTCTTCATTCATAAATTCAACGGGGTTTTCTGGCTGGGAAATGTAAAGGCCCGGAGAAGTAAGAGAGAGCTCTAATATTTTTCCGTTTTCATTAACTTTTTTAACTTCTGCTTCGGCATATTCTCCAGTAACGTTACCATTAGAGCTTGAGGTCACCCCTCCTTGTCCATAGAGCTTCTCTCCGGCTTTGTATGTTCCGGTTTGATCAATGATTTTCTCTAAGTTAACGGCTTCAAACTCTTCAAAAGAAATCTGAGCCGAATCACCCATAAACAATTTATAATCAAAGTTCCCTTTGATTGTTAGTTTATTGCTGTCTGCATAAAACTTTCTTTTTATGTTTATCTTCTCGGCGCTTTCTGTTTTATAAAATACATCATTACTACCTAACTTAATAAAAGCTCCGTTTCTTACGGCTACTTCGAAAGAGGATCTTAAGTATAATTTATTCGAGCCTTTCTCTATGGAAGCTTCAAATGTTTCTGGCTTCATAGTTATATTTTATTCATTTGTGACTAGTATTCCAAATGTAAAACTTCCAAAGGCGCCAAGGTGTCTATAATTTATTACAATCTGTCCATCTATAATTTGATAGACCTGATTGACGGGATCGCTGTCATTACCTAGAACTACAGAGATCTTTTTTTCGTCAAATACGGAAGCTAAGCCTTGAATAGAAACTATTACAATATAATTGTAGTGGTCCTTATTGCCAATTTTATAAGTTTCCTTCTTAACTTTGATGTCCATGCTTGGAATATTTTTCGTTACTATTTTTCGGACCCCGGGAAAATCTCTAGTTAATGTTAATTGTTTACTATCTGCGTAGTGACTGTGTTTTTTTATATACTCTGAGTTTTCAATGTTGATTTCTCCCCAAGCCCTGAAAGCTAAAGCGGTATCACCGGCGCTTGTTATACTAGATTCATTTAAGAATATACTATTTCCGGGCTTATCTACAAAAAGGTTAGAGTATTTGCTTTCCAATTTTTGAAAAGATATGCTATCTGGCTGTAATGCTACGGTTGAGTAATTAACACTTTTCTCGGAGAAAATTTTAGGAGTTTTAAACAAACCTTCGCCGTCAGGTGGCGTTAAGAGTATGGGTGTTTGTCCGTCTTCTTCAAAAGCAGAGAGTACGTGTAGGTCATCGATGAACCCAAAAGCTAAATTTATGTTTTCAACAGTCGCTTTATTGATATTAGGAAAAGGAATACGTAATGACTCCAAAGTATCTCCCTCGCTAAAGATGTAAAATCCTCTATGTACATTTGATTTGCCACCATCAGCGTAATTTCCAGTATATCCTGCTAAGTCTACAACACCCCCAAATGCTTTAGCTGAAACTTCAACCTCTCCTTCGTTATCTCCCGCTTCATAAAAAGTCGGGGCGGTTGGTTGTTGGGATATGGACCCAAATTTATTTTCGTTGCTAAAAAGGGCTGCTCCATCAGGTGATATAACAAAGCTAGGAGCCCTGTTAAGAGGCCTCGGAACAGAATCAATATAGTCAATTCTATTGTCGCCAGTTGTGTAATAATAAATTAAGCCAGCGCTATTGTTAAAAAATATGTCTATTTCATCTTCAGACATAACTGGAAGTTGCGCGGTTCCAGTTATCGAATTTTGAAGTTGTATTTCTAGATACCCATTAGGGAAAATAGCGGCAGAAGCAACGTAAGGGAAAAGTTTTTCTCCTGCTACAAACGGGTCTATGAATCCATATCTTAAAGATAACTCTTTATCAGCTATTGTTTGAGCAAAAAATACGCCGCTTGGAGCTTCTATTTTGGCGCCAAAAATATCATAAGAGCTATTAGCCGGGAAAGTTTCCGCTCCTCCAAGTAAAGTGCCCTCATAAGGTTCATTTCCAGCGCTGGTAAATCCCCTGCCGCCTTGAGCTTCTACCACTATGTCAAATTCTCTTAGTGGAAAATGTTCGGCTAATCCAGAATTGATGTTAACACCGTAGTTTTGTCCTGATATTTCAAAGTTTCCTTCTTCATTGAGGCCTCCATTTCCTGATGCAGAAAACCAATCTGCGCCCGCTTTATATTTATCATCGGTAGAAAGTCCTATCCAGTCAGCGAGATCATTTGTCCCATTCATTGCTTGTTGCGTTTTCCAGCCGTATCCGCTGCCTGTAATTATAGACTTAATACTATTTGGATCATTGAACGTTCTTTCAAAGACAAAGTTTCCCTCGTTTGACAATGATTGATACCCAGTAAATTCTAAATAAATTTGATCAGAGGGCGTGTTGGGCTTAGTTGTCTCAGCTGGTTCCCTTAATGTTATTCTGTATTGATTTGTTGAATCAGGAAGGCTTACTTCAAAATGGTTTGGTTCATCTGACGGGGTGCTGAAAAGCACTCCTTTTGTGCTTTTTTGCCATGAAAATCCGGGCTCTACCGACTCTAAGAGATTTACGGTTTGTATATTAGCCGGTTCAATGCCCTCGGATGTTAAATTAGTTATACTTACTCCTTGTACTTCACTAAGTGTTTTAGTTGATTCGATTCCGCTTTTGCGTCTAATCATGCCGTATGAGCAAGCTCCATTTTCTGATAAAGCGAATACCGCAATCCAGTAAGTTGTTATATTTGGTGCTGTAAGATATTCAGTAACCATTTGATTGTTTTGCACATTATCTTCGACAAGCCTATGAGGCACAGACTCGTTGGGTATAGTCTCTGTTATGTACGGGGTGTAATCGGCGAATCTTAACGGGTCTACTATTTTTAAAGTATCGTCGTTTGTAACTTGGTCGTCTGAGGGGATATCATTTATGTCTGTAAATAAAGCTACTACATATTTAATAGGTAGCTCATCCTGTTTAATGCCATCTTTAATAATATAAGATTTCTTATTTGCTGTCGGCCCTTTTCCTTCAACTTCTTTGACGTCTGATAGAGAAGCTGCGGCTACAGAAAATGTAACTTTAATACTATCATAGGGGTCAGCATCGCTAACCTCAGTACTCGATCCGGCAAATGCTGTATCTTGAGAGATATTCAACATCGTTCCAATCTCAAATGTTCCAGCACTTAAACTACTAGAACTAGAAACGCTATCTCCTGTCAGAAAAGAAGGTGGGTCAATTTTGCTTGCAGACGTAACTTTGTCATCTTCTATTGCATTATATTTTCCGGTAGAGTAGGCTAAAGCTGAAATGGAGTATGTATCCTCTTCTTCTTTTATATTTATAACTTTATAATTAGAGTAATGGCCGCTAATAAATTCTGTATCATTTTTGTCCGTGGGTTCTATACTCCAAATTAAATTTTCTCCAGAGAAGCAGCCGCCGGAATACCCTTGCTCTTCGACTCTCATATTCTCTACCGTTCCTTTTACCCAGACTCCCGTATTAATGTATCCCGTAATTACATAATTATCGAAATCAAAGGCGTTGCCAGTACCCCCAAAAAGCGTACCTGTATTGAAGGTAATTTGGGTGCATACCCCCGTCTCATCAGACCTAAAGTTGCCGGTGATTGGCATAGCGTCTACGCCGCTAAAAGTAGCTGTTTGGATTTGAGATCTTCTTACTTCAGTTTCGTCTCCAGTTGCTGTATTGTAAGTTGGAGTCAATAAAGAAAATTTATAGCTTTTGTCGCTAGTAAAATTTAAACCTTGATCTAATATTATAGTATTAAAATTAGAAGAGCTGCTGTATTTGTTTCCTTGTTGAGTTGCCACTCCATTGGTGCTAGTTACGTCAGCTTCAGACCCTTTGATGACGGCATTAGTTCGGCCGCTATATTTTAAAGGACTTCTGAAATTATCATAAATTTGAACTACGTCACCGGGCCTTAAATAAGCGCCATCTGCTCCAACAGAGAAGGAAACAGTTTCGGTTTCTAAAGCTTCAGATTTCAATATCCAATCTGCAAACCTTCTAGCCTGACCTCTGCTAGTGCATCCTAAGGCCGTGGTTTCAACCTCGCTGATTCCATACCGTCTTACAGATTCTTCATCTTCTACGTATTCGATAGCTGGCTGGAATAAGTTTCTTTTATCGTTATACCTTACAATTGCAACACTATGGCGAGCCCTTTTTGAAGAGCTTGAATATGTGAAATCTCCCTCAAGGACATTAGAATTGTTAAATTGATAAACTGCTGATTTATATCTATCTTGAACGGCGAAAATACTTCCATTCGAATAGTAGGCTATACCCCGAAAAATAGAAGTAAGATCATTTAAAACTTTAAAAGCTTCTTCTCTTGAGGTTATTAAATAGTTTATTGTGAACCTTGGCTCTAAGCTTCCATATGTATCGGGGACAAGTTCGTCGCAATACTTTGCAATTTCATAAAGAGACCATTTATCGACTTGAGACTCGTCAATGAACTCACCAAGCCCGTACCGAGGATTTGTAATTAAATCGTAAAAGCACCAAGCTGGATTATCCGTCCATACTCTAGCGGGTTGAGAGCCTGCGCTGCCATCTATAGTTGCAAAACCTCCATCCCATTCAGGATCAATAACGCTCCTTTTAGACCAAGAGCTGATCCCGTCGTAGTTTGAATTTGTCCTATTTCCGTCGGAAATTTTTGATCCCGCTTCTCCTTGCATTGTGCCGACAGCGGCGGAACTTTTTCCGTAAGTTTTTAAGAATGGGTTGTAATTATTAGGTATCTTAACTTTAATTAATTTTGCATCATAAGCGCGAGAGGGAACTCTGGAAAAGTTTCTAGCGTCAAATTGGGAATAAGTCATTGAGCTATATGGATACCTTAGTTTGGTTCCAAATATTTCAACAAAACCATCAACAAAAGAAACAGCCCTGTAAAAAGATGTAAGTGGCTCTGGTGTTATTCTTACAATTCTTATTTCCCACCCTTCGAAACCTTCAGAATCAGAAAATTCACTGTCGGAAAGATCTATTAAAGTAGACCTAATGTAAGGTTGATCTAGCCTTCCCGTTACGGTCTCTTTGATTGGGCCTTGCCAGAGAGATGATATAGGAGGCACGGTGCGGCCTGCTTGATCCGCAGGACTGAACCGTTGGTCAAAAACTGGCCTATAATATATATTGTATTCGATTGTTCGTGCTTTTTGATCTCCAAAACCGCTAGAAGCTCTGTTGCATTTACTTAGGTATTTTGATTTTTTATAAGTTTTCGGCCCTGCTTGCACGGACTCAAAGAGAGCATTAATTTTTATGTTAACTGCTAGCTTTTGCAGTTCTTTGTTTAGGATAGTATAAGTCTTAGCATATTTATCTATTTTTACCCCCGGTTTTAATTGTGCCGCAATTTTATCAGTAGGGGCACTTTCTCCGCCTTGTATTTCTGGGCCATACAGCCTTTCTCCTACGGGCCTGTTTACGGAAAGGTCTAGCACGTCAGAAGCTGATGGAGTACCCGCTTGGTTAAAATCCGCGTAAGAATTCATTAGCGGGTTGAAATTTGGTATTGCCCCCTCGGGAAGACCTTTAGTTGTTTCTACATTAACAGATGCAAAATTATAAAACCCATCCTTGTCGACAACCGGAATTCGGTTCCAATATATAGATTGAAGAAAGCCTAGCTCTGCCGTAGGTCCATCTACCCCCGTGGCTGTCCATTGAGAAAAACTTACCGATTCGTAACCTGTTTCTCCTGCTTTACCTACATAGTTATAGTCGCCAGAAGCGAGACCTTCTATTACCCCTTCGCTAAGTAAGTCAACAACTTCAGAAAAGGATCGAGATACTACGAACTCGCCATCCGCATTTCTTACAGCTGCTACGTCTGTAACTACTGGCCGTGCTTGTTTTTGTTTTTTCTTTTTACCCATTAGTTATTACCATTCCATGTCTGTGTTCTAGCCTCAAGCAATTGACCTGCATTAGGTATATTGTAAAGAAGACCGTACTTGGTTTCGCCCCAAGTGTCTTTGGGGGCCACTTCAGCATCTGTATCGACAGTGTCAAGGGCCGATTGAATAACGTGACTTCCTATTAATAACCTGCCGTAACCTACAAAAACAGGGCCGCCTTCTCTTATAGTATTTTCAGGTCCATTAAATATATAAGATCGCGATCCGCCGCCTTCTATTTCTCTAAAATCGCCAAATTTAGGCATGGGAGTTAAAAGGTTTGTAACGCCAGCGGCTACGAGCCCAATACCTCCCATTACTAAAGCGGCTTTCATTCCTGCTGATTTTACAACTATGCCCATACCTAATCCCGCCCCCATGCCGGTAGCTATTAAGGCTATCCCTACAACTATAGTTATAATAGACATAATATCATCAGACCCTTCTATAACTGGAACTATATCTATACTTTTTAAATTGTTTTTTTCTAAAACTAATTCTGATTCAAATATATCGTCTAGTGATTCAGGGTCTTTGCCCTCCTCCATTAAAAAATCTTTTTCGTTAATAAGAATACGATATTTTATGTTTTTCTTATCGTTTTCCATTAGCTGTTTGTACAACTTTTGGCTATTGCATTCGATAGCTCGAACAGCTTCCCCGACGCTATTCACAGCTAGTTTCCATTCAGATCTTCCGAGTTGATCAGCTAAAACTCCATGAATTTTTACATTAACTAAATTGCTCATGACGATATATCTTTATCATTTTATTTTTTAAAACGCGGCCTAAAGGCTCTATACAAAGGTACTTGTTTCTAGGGTGATGCATTATTTCGCCATCACCTAAATACACCGCTACGTGATTTGCTCCTGCTCCTTTTATAAACTCAAAAACTAAAACATCATGCTTTTTAATTTCTGATTTAGCGTCAAGTTCGAATATCGGTAAATCGGGATCATTATCATTTAGGTCGAATAAATCCTGAATTAAGTTAGGGTTTTTCTTGTGCCAGTCATTACCTAAGTTGTTGTAGCCATGAAGCTTTATTCCTAAATCTGAATAATATTCTTTTACAAAAGTATAGCAGTCGCTTTCGCCTATTTTGAAAATTCGATCGTATAAAAAAGTTTTGCTTCTTTCTGGATCGAAAGTTGAAAAAGAATCTTTGCCTTGGCAATAAAGAACGAAAGGCACTTTGTGTGCTCTGCTATGTAAAATATCATTAGGAGAGAATTTATCATTGTTAGAAATATGAGAATGATACACCCCTTCGACGCTCCCTCTCATCGAAGCCCTTAAATAATCTTTTGCCGAAATAGAAAAGTGTTTATCTGGTTTTTCTGATACGTTCCTGCAGGTTTGTATGCCGAGTCCTTCGGTTGATTTTAGCAATAAGCCGCAGCACTCTCTTGGGCTTTCTTTCAGAGCATGTTGTTTTATGGCGAATTTTATATGTTCGTTTAGAATCATCCTTGCTTAACTATTTTGTATTTTACGCGCCGCTGGGAATCCTCCAAAAGGGAGTTCCCCCTTTCTTATAGAGCATCCCACCGAGCTGTTACTTCCGGCATTTACGCTACCTTTAGAGGAGCCCCATCTTAGCCTGCATCCGGTTAAAGATTTTGAGCATTCGTCCGCTATCCAATATTCTGATTTAGGGGGAGCGAAAGCAGTTCCCTTCTCGTCTGCAGCTAATGAAATTTCTTTTTTGCACACAAAATAATATTTAATGTTATCTGCATCTCTATTTATAATATAAACTACGTCACCTACTTTATAAGAAGTAGATGCGTTCCATTCTGCCCCTGTTCCTAGTAAAGTTGGGTATCCTATTAAAGAGTCTATCCTCTCATCTTTATCGTTCGCAACTGGCCGAGCGGTAACGGGAAGCCCGTAATTTTGTGTCGGATTACCTAGTTTAGATATTTCCGCTTTTTTAAGTATTGGCGGAAAGTTTGGATCGTCATAATCAAGACGGTAAGGTGATGACGCGGCTTTTTCTTTTTCTTCCGCGTGTTGGTACCAGCAACCTATGCCCCTGTATTGCCAAACGCATTTATCAGAAACAATTACTCTTTTTGGAAGTTTAGTGCCTTCTGTGTCTAAGACTGAAGAAAGCTGATAGGTGATTACGTTTTTATTCTCCGTTTGCTTTCTTTCGATGAAATAAACATCTTCGGGTAACTGGGCGTAAGGGTCTGGTTCGTACCCTTGCGGAAGTTGTTGAGCTTTTTCCGAAAGACTCGCGTTGTAGGCAAAATTCTGTCTATCTAAGTATTTAGCAAAAGTTCTCCTTCTTGTTACTTTACTTCCGATGATGTCTCCAAATTCTCTAATTTGATGCTTTAATAAAGCTAGTTGATCGGTGCCTGTTTCTGATTGACTGGCAATAGTCAAAGTAGGCTGCGGGAGCGTTCCTTTTGTTGTTGATTCAAATCCTTCGGCTTGTATCGGAGCTGGGAAATATGGTTTACCTCTCCACATGATAAAAGAATTTAAAACCTTCGTGTTATTATGAAAGCGAAGTATACCATCGTTTACGTTTGAGTTAACACTGCCAGAAGTTCCCATCCCTACTTGCGTGGCTTCACTTTGTAGGTTAATGCCACTATTTTTTAACAAATTATTTAAATCTATCTCGAATAAAGTGATCAGATTTGAAGGATTTAAATTTGATAATTCGAAATTTAAAGACTTTATAGAAGACTTTGCGCGTTTTTGATCGTTGTAGGGTATATCCGGCATTTTAATTGTTAGTTTCTATGAAGGTCGCTTTCATGGTATAGTTGTCATGGAAAGCGAAATTTGAGTTAAAATTAGAGCAGTAAAATTTTTTGTTGTAATTTGAGTCAGCATAGATTGGGGGGAGATGTTTGATGATAAAGCTTTCTATTCCTCTTCTAGCTTTTAAGAAATGTATAATAGCTCTGGCTTCGGCTTGGTTCCTCATGTCAAAAGAAACATCTAATTTTATTAAACTGTTAAATATTCCGTCAGGGCTTCTTTGCTCGTAGCCATTACCAAAAACGACAACATTTGCTCTGGGTTGGTGATTGACGTTAAGGTTGTAAGCAGGAGTCCATAAGAAATATGGCTTGTTTTGTCCTTTGACGTCAATGTAGCCGCCCCAGTGGCCGGAGGAAGTAATTGGCGTACTAGTCGGTACATCTATCAGGGCATAGTAGTATTTTAACTCTCTAGGAATTCCTGAGTCCCCGATATTTTGTCTAGTAAAAACTATATCGTTCTTCGAATAGCTCTTGCTTGAATCGTGAAGTGGTACATTGTAGATACTGTTAGCCATTTTTTACCTTAAGCCTTTATTTATTATATTACACTTAAAAAAGAGTGTAAAATAAAGATAAGGTAATGTTAGGAAGAATAACAAGGGAGGCAGAAAGCCTTACGATAAACGGTAGCGGAATTCAAGGAATCCAGTCTATCTCGGCCAACTATGCTTCTACTGCTCAATTTTTGAATAATTTGGGAGTAAATGATGTAAAATATGCTCCCCAAGGCCCTCAGCAAGCCGTTATAGATGTAAATACAATGCTGACTCATACCTTGTCTCCGTCTGCTCCAACTTTGTCTACAGAGATGATGTATGGATTCACGGGAGATTTTCCTTTTAGTGGGGTAGTTGGTCACGGAAGTAAAAAATTTATTTTTACGGAGGGTTACATGCAGTCTTATTCTGTCAACTGCGCGATTGGTCAAATCCCCACTATTTCAACGAGCTCTGTTATTTATGGGGAATTTGGGACTGGCGATCTAACTAATTTACCAACTGATTCTTATCCGAGTCAGCTTAATATTCCGAGCTATAGCTCTATGGAAATAAACTTAAATGAGTTCGCTACAAACAGGGTTTTGAGTTTTAATATTGACGTAGCTACCCCTCGGATTCCTGTTTACGCTGTAGGTTTGGATGTTCCAACGGGGGTGATAGCGGCTACCCCAGTTGAGGTAAATGTAAGCTTCGATATAGAACCAGATGATTACGAAATTAAAAATATGAGATTTGTTCCAGAGGAGACCGTTTTTAGAGATACTACAATTACTTTGAAAAAAAACAATTCAGACATTACATTATTAACGTACTCTTTTGAAGATATGCTCTTAACATCTGAGTCTTTTCAGGGAAATTCAAATTCTAATGCAAGTATTAATTTTAACCTCAGATCTTTCATATTAAGGTAAAAATAGTGTAATAAACCACAAGGCTATGGCAGATTTAATTTTTTATGATAAGGCAGCGGTGAAGGTTTCAGTTGGGAGCGCTAGTGAAGTGCTTTTGGCTTCTGATTGCAGTGTTAGTTTTAGTTCGTCTGTTCAACCCCTGTATTCAATTGGTAATAAAGGATCTTTAGGCCAATTCCCTTCTGCTGCAAGAGTGGGTGAGATTTCTTTTAGTTTTTTAACTTCTATGACCGGGGTCCATGACGGTCAACCCGGAAACATTATTAATTATTTAGCAAGTGGAATTAAGGGCTCTATAAATAGTCTCGCTAGTGGGGCTGTAATACAGGTAGCTGGACTAAGTGGATCTGGGTTTTTAAATTCTTATAGTTTTAATATTGCTAGCAACTCTGTTTCGACCTCTAGCGCTTCATTTACATTATTTGGTAGCGGCACAGTGGGCGTTGGCACTCATCAAACTCTAAACCTTCCCGTAACTGGCAGGTTGGCAAATAGTGATTTTGCGCCAGTTTCTGATAACGCTAGACTTGCAACGGGAGTAGGTCACGGAAGGTTTACTAATTTAGACGATTTTAGAACTGAGCTAACAAGCCCTACCTCTAATGGTACAGTTTTTGGTGCTGATTATTCAATTTCTTTTAATCACAATCCTATTTATAAAGTTGGGCAAGAATTTCCTACTTGCACGTATTATACAACTGCGGCAGAGCAAATGACAGTAACTGAAGATATTTTTAACTCCGGATTATCTTTTAGCGGTGTCAATGTTAATAATCCAAACGGAAACGTTAATTTGAACGTTAAGGGCTTGATAGATAATAACGTTCAAATGCAGATAGGAATGAGCGGCGTTAAGCAAATTAACACCTCTGCTTCTGTGGGGCTTGATGATATTGTGAGAACTCAAAAGACTTTAGTCGCAGCTTATTAATGTGTTTTATACCGCAGACAACGCTAAATTACAGATCAATGGCAATGAAATATTAGCCTCAAATGCTTCTATTAACCTAAGCGCTAGTCTTCAGCCTAATTATACCATAGTAGACAGAAGTACAGTAAATTACGTGCCGTCCAACGGTATAGGCGGAAAATTAGACTTTTCATACTACATTACTGGGCGAGATTATTTTGTTAAATCTTTTATTACCGGGCAAGGCGAAATACCTATATCAACAAGTCAGGTGATTAGCGGCAATTTTGGAGGCCTTTTTTTTGACAGTGGGTATCTCAATTCATACTCTGTAAATTTTTCTCCGAATGCTCCGGCTATAGCTACTGCATCAATTTCTTTTTTTGATGATCTTGAAGGCGAATTCCACCCAACTACCGGAGCTGCTCCAACTAATACCGAAGTTTTAAATTTCGAAAGAGCTTCAATTTCTCAAGGTAGTACTCCGATCGATGGTGAAATAAGCGATTTCATAGCTGGCACCTACAATTACTCTTCAGAAGTAAAGCCTGTATACTTAATGGGTGAAACCAAGCCTAGCAGTGTTAGTTTTGGCCCAAAAACTACAAATATGAATTTCGAGGTAGATAACCCGACTGGGTTCCTACCAGTTTCGGGCGCAGATGCTTTAATATCTGTAGACTTAAAAAATATAGCAAACGTAGTCAGGGAGAACTTTGCTTGTTCGGGAGTCATACAACAAAGAAGTTTGGCTGGGGCAGTGCAAGACTACGTAAAGCATTCTATAACAATTGTTGAAAATTCAACTCAGGCAGTAAGTACTTTCGTTGCTAAAATAATAGATAATTTAGGCGTAGAAGGCTGTATAGGAATAGGAACAACAAGTTCGGAGGGGAATATATAATGCCAACTTTTAGACCAAAAAGAAGATTTATTTTAAGTGGTTCAAACATGAACTTCACTGAGAAAGTTCGCTTTGGTACTGACGAAGTAGAAGAGCTGGCTTACGTAGGAACAACTGGTATATCTGGGGTAGTGCCAGCTAACGCTATAACAAGTGATATCTTTATTGATACATCTTATTCAAACACTTTAAATCTGGGATCTGCGCAGGTTGTGCTTGATTCAGCAAGCCAGATAACCGTTAGCGGTCTAGAGGATGATTACGTAAGCGGCTCGCAAGGAGACTTGATAACTTTATCTGGCCAGAACTTCTATAGGATAACAGATGTTGAGTTTGGCGGCGTAAAAAGTAATTACTTCGATGTATTGTCGGAAGAAGAGATAACTGTTCAAGTTCCTCAAAACGCAAACTATGGAGAGGTTAGCGTGGTGTCTTCTCTCAGGACTGGGTTAAATGGTAGCACTAGTGAAGCTAGCGGAAAAAGCTATAATGAGTTTGTTCCAATTCCAGAAGTAACAGGTTTAAGTTCGGGCCAATTAACAAGTGGTGAAGTTTTAACTATAGAGGGAACATCTTTGTCTGGAGTAATTGGGGCCAGCATAAACTCTATATCGCTGACAGGTTATCTGGGCGATTCTTCTTTAGATGGCCCTAATTCTACGGGGCTTCAGTTTTTAGTCCCAGTTGGGAATGCAGCAGGCTCTCCTGTGCTTTCTTTAAAAAGCGGTATATCATACTCTGCTCCATCCGATATATCTTTTACTCCTTTAGCAAAAGTTACCGGAGTAGAGACGAATGTAGAGGTTGGGGATTTTATAGATATAAGCGGAGAAAACTTCCATGCAGATTTGCTGTACGATGGTGAAAATTATCCAATTCCTGACGCTACTTATAAATACTTGGTTTCTATAGGAGGGGAAACGGGGAACGCTAAGTTAGTAAGTGACAGGGTTTTAAGGGCAAAGGTCCCTGCTGACGTTGTAATAAATATATCTGGTAATTTAGCCGCAGGGGGAACTGCTTATTTTATATCGACTAAAGACGTTAAAATTTTTAGCCAAAATTATCCAGAGGAATATTATCCGGTGGAAACTTTTACGCCTAAAGTTGGTACTCCTCAGATAACAGGTCTAGCGCCTCATTCAGGAGTTCCGGGAGATTTAATATCTATACAGGGAACAAACTTATACGGCATGACAGGCGTAGACGTAGGCAACATAGGGTTTGGAACGATGGCTCCTATTATTGCTACGGTAAATCCCGGTAAAGTTTTACAATTCGAGCTGCCTAGTTCAAATTCTTATTCGAATAGTCAAGAAGTTAAATCTATTTCTTTGTCGGGTATTTTTGGCAACGCATCTACCGACTTTACTATATTAGGGACACCTGTTATTGATTCAATATACCCCGTTGGCTTCCCTGATTCGCCATTTTCTCCCGGCACTACTGGCGCTATATATGGATCTAATTTATATTCTGGGACTACTTTAAGTTTACATGACGGCAACGTAGCGCCTGTTAATTTTCGTGGAGATATAGGAATTAGTGGTTATACGCTGGCAAATAATCAGATAACTTTTACCTACCCTGCCGTACTCGAAACAGGTAATGATTACAAGATAAGAGCTAGGAACAGGAGGGGAACAACCCTTACTTCAGAGCTTACAGGGTTTATGTTCAACCCTGTCATTAGCGGTTTTGAGCCTTCTGAGGCAGAATTTGGAGATACAGTTACAGTATCTGGGTACTTTGAAGAAATAGTAACCAGTGGCCTTAAAATAGGTGAATATTTTGTCGATGATTATACTCAGGATGCGGTAAACAGGGAAACTGATCCTTATAAGAATTTAACGGGTTTTGTTTTCACTATCCCCGAAAATATCACTAGTGATGTTATAAATATCCAAACAAGCGGGGGGCTTGCTTCTAGCACGGGTATATTAAAGGTTAGTCAGCCTAAGCCGTCCATTAGTGGATTTTATTTAGGTCAAGGTGGCAAGCCTAGTTCTTTTAATCAAGATCAAGTTTTTCAAGTAGGTGACATCATAACTGTTACCGGGGAAAGAATGAACCTTATTACAGGATTTAGTTTTACCGGCGAGAATGGATCTGAATTTTCTTATAGTGACATATCTTTCAAGAATCCAAGCAGGGTTGTATTTAACGTGCCTCCAAATATACATACTGGCAGCGGCGTTTTTAAGTCGGTGGATTTTAAGAATAGAAAGTCCGATACTCCTTTCGGTATAAACGTTTCTAATATCTCAGGTTTCACGAACTATTTGGGGAAAGGAGAGACCTTTACTTTAAGTGGTCGAAATGTTGCTGATTTATCTGTCGGTTTTGAATATCCGACTGGCGGGTATGTTTTTACTCAAAAAACTACAAACCTGTCTCCGTCTGGGCCTGATTTTGGAGTTGAAACTATAACTGTAGAAGTGCCTACAGGTATTACGGCGGGAGATATAATTATAACAGGGGAAGATAATACAAATGCTGGGGTTTCGGTTTCGGGATTCAACCCTTTAAGTATGATAAGCGGTCTGACTGGAGCAGGCACGGCTGCAAATATAGGTACTGGACACACAGTGCTTATAACTGGAACTAATTATTACAACGCAGGATTTGAGTCCGGAGACTACGCAATAGGTATATCCGGAACAGGAAACTATGAAAGTAGAAATGAAGTTTATTTATACCCGGTAAATAGTATAACAACCGGCCGGGGCGTAATAGAGGATTTAAATATTTTTTATAATAAGTTTTCGTTTCAGTTAGATAGCGGCTTTGTAGGTACGGGTAAATTCTTTATAGTAAACCCTTGGGACGACACAGAGCAGAATAGTAGGCCTACTTCAGCAGGAACTGAAACTCAAGAATATCTTCCCAATCAAGTTAGTTTCTTTCCTACGGAATATAAAATTGAAGGAACTCAAGTTAATGGCACGGGATTTGGGCCTGTTAGAGGAGTGACAGGATCAAATGTTGAAATAACTGGATTTGGCTTCAATGCCGTAACTGGAGTATTCTTTGAGATACCAAGTGGCGAAACTTTACGGGCTGATTTTACCATTAATTCTGCAACTAAAATAACAGCAACAGTACCGAAAGAAGGTATAGAAAGTCGAGGAATGACCAATATACTGCTTTCAGGGGGTACAAACGATTCCTTAAGCGATTTTGAGGTTATACTGGATGCATCAGTGGTAGAATTTAATATAGTAGATGCAGACGATACTCCGGTAAGTTCGACTAGAGTTGGGAACTTTACTCAAAGAGAAACTGTAAACGGAGTGGTTTATCTAGTGACTAGAACTAGGTTTCCGGATGGGACAACGGCCGTTGTGAGTAGCACTCCAGAATTATAAAATCGGTTTCTTTGACCTGTCTGATAGTCGGAGAGGAGAAACCGAAAAACAACCTCCTTTTGTTTTATCAGTTTAGATCCGCTTCGCCAATGTCTATAAAATATAAAAGCCTGTAAAGTCTTTCATCCCCTTCGTGATTAAAAACATCTATAGGCATTTCCATGTTTAAATCTGGGTTTGGCTTGTTTAACCAGTCGCTAACGTAGCTGTCATCCATAACCTCACAGCATTCGTTGACTAAGTTAACAAATTCTATAAGTTTATCTTTTTTAACTATCATAAAATTGGTTGTATTTAGCGTTAAAAGCTATAGAGATTCTTAGGTTATCGTTCTTGTTAGGATCAACGTAATGCATCAGCCAAGACGGAAAGATTACCACTTTTCCTTCTTTTATAGGGTAAGTAAAGAAGCTAGAATCATATTTGTTTTTTGAGAAATACCAGTTTTCTCTTTCATTCTCGCTTCTTGGGTTAGGCGAACTGAACCTATGCTGTGGTCTTGGGTCTAAGAAGTGGATAAACCCAGAGTCCTCGGGAAAGCTTATGTAGTAGCATCCTGAGTAGTCGTTTCCGGGGTGTATGTGTGGGGGGTTGAAATTGCCCTTTTGGTTTATATTTAACCAAGGGTCAATGTTCCCCCATTCTCCTTTATCCCAATCGTGTTCAGCCTGAACCTTTAATAAAAGTTTTTTTATTTGAGTTTGAAAAAATGAAAAAATATTTTTATCGTCTTCAAAAGGTAGTTCATCTCCCCCGTAAGAATTTAAAGAGGGATTGCTAAGCTCTTGAGTTTCGGAGGAATGAATTTTTATATGTTCTTGGGCATGAGGGCGCGATACATATTCTAAAATCTGACTTTTGAATTGTTTGTGGTAAGGGAAATCAAATTCCCAAAAATCAGTTACGAATAAATCGCGCTTCATTTCTCGGGCTTCCATCTATAATCTGAATGCTCGGCCTGCCAAAGGGCTTCGGATACATTTGGAAAGTGCTCTTTAAATATTCTTTTGCATTCTTCAGCTACTTCTCTATGTTCCTTTTGGGTATTTTCCTCAGTGCGTAAATCTATATAATGTATCCAGCTTCTGATGCTACCCTTCATATACATTGTTGTTTCCGTGGTAAGGGGCAGTATCATTCTAGCTGACTCTTTTGCAGCTCCGGCTTCAACCAATTGCTTGTATAAAGAGAGGCCTTTAGATGTATGTTCCCTAACTTTGGAAAGTAAATAAGCATCCTCAAATCCGTCAGTACTGCTTTGACGGTTCTTTTCAGCTTGTTTACGTATCTCTACAGGCTCTATTCCTTGGGCTGCGGAATATCTTTGACTAAACTCTTGGAAGCTAAAACTCCTGTGACGTAAAATTTGAGCAGCTATTGCTCTGCTGGTTTTAATCTCCAGAGTCATGTCTACCATCTCAAATGGAGACCAGTGTTTATGCTTTATTAAAAATTTAAGTAATCTAGCGGAGGTGGCTTTATTGTCTTGATTTTCCGGATTGCTCACTCTGGCGCAGTAAGCTATTAGATCCTCTGGGAAGCCAGTTGATTCGTGCGAAAATGGTTGAGTTAACGATATTAGCTTTACGTTCATTTTATTTGTTTCTTTTTCTTTCGTCGTATTGTCTGCGTCTCTCGTTAATTTCTATTTTGTTATCTATTTTTTCTTGCCCGTTTTGAAGTCTTTCTAGTCTTTGAAGGATATACTCTCTCTTTTCTTTATCGTCTATCCTCTCTATATACTCCAGCCCTTTTTGGATGACCCTTGGGTCTATTTTTGGCCGCCGAGAAGGCACGGTGACTATGTTTGCTTTAGGGGTCGGCGGCGCCGCTTCAACAGATTTATCTTTATCGTCCTTCTTTTTTACAATTGTAGGTTTGGTATTGAGAGGGGGTAATGTAATTGTGGAGGGTAGCTTGTGGGTCTCAAAAGAAAGTAGTTCTATTGCTCCATTATTATTTACCTCCACTAGGCCTCTCTCTACGCTTAAAAGTGTTACTCCGCTGTCTGTCCTCCTTTTCGTAGAAATTTTTAAGAATCTTTTTGGGACATCCTTAGAAAACATGTAGACATTGGTGACTCCTCTCCTGACTATAATGCCTGTCAGGTTAAGTTTAATGGGTGGTTGTTCCAATAACTTTGGTAGCTCAACTTTTGCTGGCGCCTCTTTAAGTAGGGTAAAGGCGTTTCGCTTAACGATTGTATCGTAAGGATTCTCTTGTGCGAAAAGAGAACTAACAAGAAATAGTGGTATTAGTATTTTCATTGTTTAAATTTACTATTGTGCCTTAAAACTGACCTTCCGCCCAATAAAATTGTATGTTTGCTGATGCGTGACATTCATAGCATCGGTCATAAGTTTTAACCAATGTCTTTATATCCTCTGGAGTTATGTATGCGCTATTATATTCTGGCATTTTTTTTAACGTATCTATTTGTTTCTTATACACTTGACATGCGGCTATCTGCGCTTGCCTCTTTGCGTTTGCGTAAGTTTGCAAGGACAAGGAAATTAATAAAAATATAACAGCAATGGCTAATAAGAGCTCCAATACTGTAAATCCTTTTTTCATTCATTTTCGATTTGTTTTATATACTGGTTTAAGTCACAGCATTCTTGGAGTAAATTAATAGCTGTGGCTCTCCAGTATTTACCAATATCTCTGAGAGCTTCGTTTTGGTCTCTTAATCCCTCCAAATATTTTTGAGCTTTATCTATGTGGGGGCAAGTGTTTTCGGGGATAGGAGGACAATCTTCTTTTATCTCTTTATAACCTTTTTGAGGTATACTCATGAGTGCTTCCAGAAGCTTAACTTTTCTTCTTTTGTTTTTGTTTTTTTAACTACTGGCGGCAAGGTTTTTTGATAAGCCCATTGTGATAATTTAAACAAAAAATTAGAAATTTTATTGTAAAATCTATATCTCAAAGTTTTCTCGAAGAGTCTCCTTTGAGCTGTAATTTTTTTCCATTCTCTATCTCGTGCTTCTGCTTCCTCGGCAGTCTCTTGCATCTCGAATTTGACTAACTCTTTTTTATCTAAAACGCCATCTGTAAAATAGAAGTTAAACTCAGACCACCATGAATTATCGTCTTTATCAGAAAAGGATGTGTAGAAGTTAATCTTTCCGGTATAAGTATCCTTAACCCAATCTTTATCCTTTTTTATAAAGAGCTTTTGTCTGTAAACTTTATATTGACTTAAAAAATTTTCAAGAGATTTGGTTTGGTAATCATTATTTTTAATGAACTTCTCTTGATCTTTCGTTAGAAGTCCTTTTAAATAAGACTTCGGTACAATTATGTCATCAAACATTCCCATTATCTCGCCTTTCTTGCCATCTATTATGAGCGTCTAAAACTACCGTTGTTGCTTTTTTGCCGTTTTTCCATTCGCCAACCTTTACTGTGCTGGCCCTATCTATTTTATAAATACGAAAAAATTGTTTAAATATTTTAAGATGTTCTGGTTCTATTGAGTTTAGTCTTGGGTAGCGGCTTTTTGGCGACCAGTGAGGAACAGCAATAACTTTATAATCTATTTCATTATTATCTACAAAATCAAGGACTCCTAGAACTCTGCATCTTACTAAACTTCCCCTGTCGATAGGGTCATGGTTAAATATCAGAACATCTAGCGGGTCTTTATCTAGGGCAAAAGTCTGAGTTATAAAACCATAATTAATTGGGTACTGCAAAGATGAAACAAGGCATCGTTCTAACTCAAAAATATTATGTTTTTCGTTATACTCGTACTTTGTGTTAGTTCCTTTAGGTATCTCTACTATACAGCTTACATGGGCAAATCCGTCTTCAGTAATTGGAATGTCATTTACTAGATTTCTATCCATTGTAAGTGTAATATGTTATATGAACTTGATCGTTCATGCGCCGCTCTCTGAGCCTCCTACGGAATCTTTACCGTTTAGGTATGTAATATGTAGTGCTAGAATAGATTGCGAAATGGAGGTGCTACTAGAATGCGAGGAGGATACCAAGGACTTATATTGGGCTTTCTTAAAGCCGCGCGGGATGTTTGATTTTATTTCAGACATTATCTTTCCTCTAGAGGAGAAAGGGCTCAGGCTCGACACTAAAGTTAGAAATCAACAGTCTACTGTGATTGCTAAATATATCAGAGTCGAAAACCAAGTTCACTTAATAAACTCAATAAAAGATAGAATAATCTAAGAAGCAGCTTCCTGACTCATATTGTCATGCTTTAGCATCTTAGCCTCAAGGACTTTCACTCTTTCGCTGGCTTCTACCGCTTTTGACGCTGCATCTTGAGCCATTTGATCGATTTCTTGGGCTTCGTTTTGGGCTTCTTGAGCCGCTTTTCTAGCATCTTCAGCTGCGTCTTGAGTTGCTGCTGCGCATCTGCGAGCTGAATCCAACATTAGTCTTAGGTAACCACTTGCCATACTTTATTATATTAATTAGGAATAGCTTTTACAATTTTATCGTTGATTCGAGCTAGTCCTTCTGGTGTATCTCCATTTTTGATAGTAAGCTTGACTTTAGCCAAGGTTTTTTTAGGGTCTTTTCTTCCAATCATGGCGATCATGCGACGTTTTTTATGATTATCTTCATTTTCAAATTGGCCCAAATCTACGTCAAATTCCATTTCCAGATTATCAATTTTTAAATGATTATGCCCTGCCAGAGTCATCAGCGGTATCTCTACCTCCTGATCTCCTTCTGAGGTAGGAAGTACTACCTTTTTAGTAATAGGTCTTCCATAATCATCAAAATATGTCCCTATAACCCGTTTTAAATGCTCAGTTTCGACGTAGCGCTGAGCATAAACCACAGAGTTATAGAGACATTGGATCAGGTGATCGAACGTTTTTAACGCAGGAGCACCTTTAAATGACCCAGATTTTGAGTAAGGTAATTTGTCGTCAGACATTATTTATTGCCGCCACCGCCACCGCCGCCACTACTAGCAGGAACAGGTTGGATTGCTGCACCGAGAATGTCAAGAACTTTCATTAAGCCTTCAGGGGCTCCGTCGTCTCGAGCTTCTACGTGAACGGTGTACTTTGCAGAGTTGTCGGTTTTGCGAATGTTTTCGCTTTTTGTAGATACCGATGCGTTCAGGTTTACTTTTACCGGAGACCACCAGTTGTCATATTTAACACTTAAATCAGTTTTCGTGTTTACAGAACTTGTGTCTTGAGTGCTGGACTTAACCTCCATGTCAAAGTCCACAGTGGCTCTTTTTACTCCCAAGTTAGGGGTTTGAATGATTGACAACAATGGAACCTTCATCTTTCGGTTTTCAATAGTTGTGGTGATGGTTCCGTCTGCTGCTTTAGATTCCACCGGGGCATCATAATCGAATTCTACGGTACGTGCGCTAAGTTTTCCGTTTCCGTCGTCTTCAAGCCCGATGTCTTTGATGAATTGCTCTGTTGTGTGTGCCAACTGACCCTGAGCTTTTGCGGCTCCGAGTAGTGGCTCTGCGATTAACGTCCCGATTGGGAGTCCCTTGAACTGGTCTGCTATGCTAGCCATAACTATTTTTACACAATATTATCGACCAGATACGAATTTTTGAAAAATATTCTTTAGATCATTTAGAAACATTCGGGACATTTCTACTCTTACGGCGTCGGTGTCTTCCATGACCACAGTATCCTTTATCAGCTTCTCGTATTTTTCCTTAGCGGAAATAATCGCTTTGTGAGTTTCCACTGGTTTATTTCTTTCAAATTCAGAGACATTCATCTTTTTCAATTAATTTTTTCTTAATTTTTTGCATTGAGGCTATGATTCTGTCTAGCTCTACTAATTCGCCATTAAGTCTTTCTCCTTCAAAATGCTCTAATTGGTTGCATAAACCTATTATTTCGCAGGTTGTTTGTTTTAATTTAAAAGCTAGTGGGCAAAAAATATCTGAGCGAGGCATACGTGTAAGAAATTACATCAAAAATCATCCTCAAGGGAACCCGATTGTTGATATTCTCTAACTCTCCTTTCAAAGAAATTACCCATAGCTTGAACGTCAACAACTTCCCCTAACCACGGGAAGGGATTTTTGTCTGATTCAAATCTATATTCCAAACCAATACCTTCCAGCCTGCGGTTGCCGATGTAATGCATATAGTCTACAAACATCTCGGCGTTAAGACCGAGAATGCCTCTAGGTAAAACATCTTTAGCGTAGGCTATCTCAAGCTGTACAGCTTTCTGTATATGCTCGGTCACCTCCTGCTGAAACGCTTTAGTCCATATTTTAGGATTTTGCTCGATAATTTGATTGATTACATAAGTACCAAATTTTATGTGAGAGCTTTCGTCTCGTAGGGTATATTTAATCTGATCAGCAACACCTTGCATTTTATTTTGGCGGCCAAGCGCCAGCAACATTGCAAACCCACTGAAAAAGAAAATACCTTCACAAACAATCCAATAAGTAATAAAATTTCTTAAAATTTCTTTTTTACCTTCTTGAGTGTGAGGGTTGAAATCTGATCTGCTTAAGTCAGTCGTAATGCTCATCAAGAAGTCATCTTTGGCTTTAATTGACGGAATGTTCAGATAAGCCTGATAAACTTCATCTATCTTAAGATCCAAAGAATCGCAAACGTAAACAATAGTAAGATTATGAAGGCTCTCCTCAAACGCTTGTCTAAGAATATACTGGCGACACTCAGCATCAGTAATGTACCTAAAACCAGAAAGTAATAAATTATTACCAACAAGAGATTCACTACCGGCAAAGAAGCCGAGTGAACGTTTGACCAAAAGTTTTTCATCGTCAGTTATTTCTCCGTTTTTCCATTGCTTAATATCGTCTGCCATAGAAATTTCTGTTGGCATCCAGTTATTAGCGCAGCCCTTTAAGAATAAGTCCCAAGCGGTCTTATGTTTATGCGGAAGAATACAGTTAACTCCCGCCACATCTTTCCCGAGTATTTGTCCGTTCTTTGATTCGCTCATTTCGTATAATAAGTAGATTGTGCTTTAAGATTCCCTAAGTAAGTATTAAAGCCGCGATGGCCAAGATTTACATCAGAGACGACTTTTATCTTTCCGCCTAAAGATGTCCAGAGTTTACAAAAGCCATAATCTTCGCTCTCATACTTCTTAGTTTCTTCATTTACTTTACACTGAAAAATGTCATAAAAGTTATCTCCGGCATCCATATATCCATCTATATCATTTTTATAATGAAGCTCTGGTTTTTCTTTGATAATTTTTTCTATACATTCTCTTTTTATAAGCATGAAGCCAGTTGCTGCGTATTTAGCTTCAACCGAAGTTTGAGTTTTAGATTTTTTAAATTCTTCGAAATCTAGCTCTGTGGAGAAATCGGTTGCTAGATGCCTCCAATATTCAGGGAGCTTACCTGTCGAGGCCATTAGCTCAATTTTCTGACCATTGAAATACTTCTTGGGGTAAACTCCCACTACTACATCATCGTCTTCGTCAACCAATTTTAAAACATCAAATGCATTAAACTGTATATCAGTATCGACAAAAAGTAGGTGGGTATAGTCTTTGTTTAGCATGAAAGCTACAGCCGCATTTCTTCCGCGGCTAATTAAGCTTTCAAACCAAATAGATCTTAATCCAATCTTAATTCCTTTCTGTCTGCAAACCGATAGAAAGTCGATGGTGCTCATCATGTAATCAGAGTGGACCATCCCCGTGTATCCAATCACGGGATAAAATATATTTACTTTAGAGTAATCCATTATTGGCAGGCCTCACATGCTTCAGGGTTAGCAATAGAACAAGCTATTTGTTCTTCTTCAGTATATTCTTTTTTAGTTGACTTTTCAACTTTGGAAGCGCCTCGATTGCGTAAATAATACGTAGTTTTCAAGCCTGCTTCCCACGCTGCCATATAAATGTCATTAAGATATTTTAGGCTTGTCCCTTTGTTATAAAGGTTAAATGAAATACCTTGGTCAATCCACTTTTGTCTAGCGGCGTTACATTCAATTAATTTGAACATATCTCGATCAAAGGCAGTTTTGTACTTCTCTTTATACTTTTCTGGGATATCGAGAAGCGTTACGTCTCCATCCACTTCCTTGACAGCTTCCGCGAACTGAGGATTCCAAATGCCCTCTTTTTTCATGTCGTTGACGAATTGTTCGTTTGTGATGTAGAAGTTTCCGCTTTTGTTTTCGTAGACGAAGAGGACCGAGAAGTTCGGCTCGATGCTCTGCTCCACACCGTTGATGTAACCAATAGTGGCAGTAGGAGCAATTGCCATAGTGTTGCTATTTCGGATTCCATATTTTGAAATACTCTCCCTTACTTCTGACCAATCCATTTTACCCCCCCGGGGGGTGCCTGAAGATTTTTTTCTAAAATCTAGTAATCGATTGTATGTGTCAATAGGCAATTCACCTTTATCCCATAAAGATCCAGAGTAAGTTTTATAACTGCCTCTTTCTTGAGCAAGTTGACTAGAAGAAAGAATGGCATGATAAGAAAAGAACTCAGTAAGTTCATCAATGTATTCTACGGCTTCATCTGAATCGTATTGTAAATCAACGAGTTGCAATACATCGTGAGTAGCCATCATGCCAAGGCCGATTGGCCTATGTTGCATGTTTGCGTTTTCAGCTTCTTTTGTTGGGTAGAAGTTTAAATCTATTACGTTATCAAGTAGACGTATAGCTGTTTTAACTGTACTGGCTAATAAGTCCCTATTTAGGGTATATTTACCTGACTCGTCTTGGGATAGGTGATTTTTTAGATTGACGCTACCTAAGTTACAAACAGCGGTTTCTCCAATTTCAACCTTTTCACCGTCTTCGTATTTAGAAGGTTTCGTATGGAGTAATATTTCAGTACAGAGGTTGCTGGAGTGAACAGTCCCTTGATGTTGGTTACTGTACCTTAAGTTAGATGGGTCTTTGAAAGTAATCCAAGGGTGCGAGGTTTCAAACAAAACCTTTAACATCTTCTTCCAAAGTTCTTTAGCTTTTACCTTGCGAAAGTTCTTAAGTTCTCCCGCTTCGGCTTTGTCTATCATCTGCTCGTAAACTGTGGTAAAACAATCTCCGAAGGCTTCATGTAGGTCTCTTGAATCCGAGGGGCAAAACATATACCAATCTTCATCGGCCCTAACTTTTTGCATGAATAAGTCAGGAACCCAAGAGGCTGTGTTCATGTCGTGACACCGTAGTCTTTCGTCACCGGTGTTTCGGCGGAGGTTGAGGAAATCCTCGAAGTCGAGGTGCCAAGGCTCTAGATAAGCGCAGCCAGCGCCGGGTCTTTTGCCGCCTTGGTTTACTGCGACAAGTGTGTCGTTGAGGATTTTGAGCCATGGCACAAGACCTCCAGAAATCCCGTTTGTGCCTTTGATATAAGCGCCAGAAGCACGAAAATTAGTAACATCAAAGCCAAGACCTCCAGCGTATTTACTCTTACGAGCTTCTTGCCAGACTCCTTCAAAGATTCCGTCAATACTATCATCGAATGTGTTCAGGTAACATGAACTTAATTGAGAGTGAGTAGTTCCACTATTAAAAAGAGTAGGAGTGGATGGAGTGTACAGCAAATTGCTAAACAGGTTATAGAATTCAATTGCTCGTTCTTCTTTATTGTCTTCATTTAAAGCCAATCCCATT